ACAATCTATAACAAATAATATTTATTTGAATGGGACTGCGGAAGAAGCAGCACAATTAAAAGCTGCTAGAAGTCCTCTTTATGATCCAGAGAGACCTATAAGGGCAACACCAATCCCACCTCCGAATGCTTTTCAACCAATAGATCCAAGAGTTCAACCAATAGTTCAACCAATAAATCAAAAGGATGCACCAAAATATCAAATTACATCGGGGACAATTCCAATGATAAAGCAAACAATACCAGTATTGTCGTATACAATTCCAAGAGAAGTATTAAGTGCTAATTTAAATGGATATCCATTATATCAGATAAATAAATTAATAATATACAACGATGGCACAATCAAAGGTACACCCAAATTACCGGTACTTACATTAAGTTTAGGTAATACCCCAATCGCAAACTCTTTAAACGCAGTACAATGTGATGAAGGTCAATGTATTTGCACATTTTCCAATCCAACATCTATTATTGAAATAAAAAATACGACAGGTTAATAAAAATCAAAATATGTATCGTTTTTGATTTACTTAACTAATCTTCGATTAAAAACAAGAAATAATCGTCCAATCATCGATTAAAAATTTTTGATCAGGAAGTTTTTTGTTATAGAATTTAATCTTTTTAATTTTTTTCCATTCTTTATCTTTAAATAAATTGATATCATTTTCCATCTTAATTTTTCGACATTCATAAGGCATCCATATATTAAAAGGTATCCGAAACAACAACGAATAATCATTGAGTTGAATAAATTCGTTAATATTTTTTTCTGAAATAATATCAATTATTTTTTGAGATAGTTGTTCGGAATCCAGCAATTCAATAATTGTATTTTCGTATTTACATATTTTTGGATGTCTGTAAATAAATCGATTCATTTTATTTCTAATTAAAAAAACAGTCATAATCTCATCCTTGACTCTTTCACAAAAACATAATTCATTATCAATGACTTTAGAATTTTTAATGATACGCAACGGATCAAAAAAGATTTTCATACCAAAATGCATTGAATCGCGGAGCACATAATCCATTTTATCCATGTCAAGACCTGATACTTTATTATTTATAATGTGATAATACCAATCCAATGACTCCTCATTTCCCATAATTAAATCTTTTATAAATATGATTTCTTCTGGAAGTATATCAATATTATATGTTGATATAATATTTCGAAACAATTCTATACTTCTATTTTCATGATGTAACCATGAATTTTTTATCCCTTTTTTTTTAAGATAAGCATCAAATAGATGAGAATAAGGACCATGACCTAAATCGTGAATAAGTCCTGCTATACATATCAATTCTTGTTTTCTTTTGTCACATTGCAATATTAATTCAGGTTGATTATTTAATAAATGTCTTAATAACGTTTGCGTTATATTATATACTCCTAAAGAATGTTCAAAACGTGTAGTATGTGCTCCTGGAAATACTTTATAGGACATTCCTGTTTGTTTAATATAATGCAATCGTTGAAAATGAGGAGTATCAATGATCGATATGGCCAGATCACTTAATTCAATATCTCCCCACAATGTACAATGAATTATTTTCATGTTTATTCATAAAAAATGAATAATTTAAAAATTCAATTTTTACATAAACAATGTCACGATCGTGGTTTCAATTTTCACAAAATTTTTTATTTCGAAATAGCAAAGATTTATCAGCACATGATCAATTCCTTTTTTTAGGTACGATCATCACTTCTCATATTTCATACGCTTATATCACTAAAAACGAAAAAACGTTGATTGTCGATAAAAAATACCAATTTACAAGAAATGGATTTACAGAATTTATGATTGTCGATAGAGAAAATAATCATTATAATATAAATAATAGTATCTGGTATTGGAAATTTAATTCTATTGAAGATTGGAATGCCATAAAAACAAATCAAAAAATTAATGTTTGTTATTATGGTTTTCGAATACCGATATTAGGATTATTTCCAAATGTATATCGTTACAGGGAATCGTTCTAGGATATGCATGTGAGATAGGATAAACATAATTGTCCCGGTAAGCAACACCAATAGTTAATTGTATCATTACAATTTATATATCCAGATGGACAACAATCTGTCCCGATCTGACAGGGTATACCAATTTCCATTAATAGAAAATGGATTAGAATAATCATTTTATGAAACGACGCGAAAATTTTAAATCATTATGAAATTTAATGATCAGTAGGTTTTAATAATGGGAATTGTCCATTCAAATTCGGATTATAATGTGGATAATATGTTTTAGGATCATTGTACAGTTGGAAAGCACCAAACTGACTCCTGTTTATTTTTTGTTGCTGTAGAGCCATTAAATCTTCTCTAAATTCACATTGATCTTGATCAAACGTATATTCATAATTAGAATTATTTTTTTCAAAAATGGGAATTCTTAAATAATAGGGTTTAACAGATCCCATAGGATCAACTAAAAGGGTTGGATGAGTGTACGCAGGAATAAAAAACTGAGGTCCAGAATTGGGTTCATCATTATCAATATCTGTATAATAGATTATATCCCCACCGTGAATAGACTGATAATCCTTATAAAAACCGGTTTGATTCGTTTTCAATCGATAAATATCGGTTTGAGGTACTGTACCACTCGAGATCCTCGGTGGCGCATCGAATTCGAGTCTTTGTGCTCGAGGAGAATCAAATGTTCTGGGATCTAAAGACATGTAATGATTATGAATTTTGACGTAATCGATATTGTCCTTGTTCACGGAGGTATCTTTATTTAAAAGATTGGGTGGATATTTTTGATTTATCGGACTAATATAATAATTAAAATTTGTCATTTTTTAAAAAAAATTTATTTTTTAATAAAAATGACAAATTTAGAAAAAAAAGAAAAAACACTCGTATTAATCGCTTTTTGGTTAATATTTATTCACCTCATCGTTAGTATCATATTTGTGATTCAAAATTTTGTTGCGGCCAACAAAGGACAAACAACCGGATCTTTACAATTATCAGCATTTGGATGGATCCTATCCATTGTTGTATGTTTGATCGTGTTACTGTTATTGCTTTCAAGTCTGAATTATTCATACCAGTATGAACAAACTCCATGTCCCCTACAACTTTCTTATCCAAGCAATTCGGCCGATAGAACAGATATAAAGAATTTTATAAATGATGTTAATACACCACCTCCCAATAAATCAGAATTTGTAACACCTTCTGGATCCACACCTTTGCAACCCTATGATAACCAAAGGGTTTATATTATTTTTACCAAATACTATATTAAAAATTCAAAATTACCACAATCAATCATAGAAGGTATAATTAAAAATCTTCCTCTTCCAGATAACATAATAGAAGAAATTTCGAAATATAATAATATACCTGTGGGATACGTCGATGATAATAAAATTTATACTCTCGAAGGAAAAGAAGTTTGGCCGGAACCCGATCCATCTTTAATTCCCCACCCATCTCTTTCATAATGAATTATATAAACCGGTTTGAAATAAATTGAAAATATATATTTGGAATTTAACAATTGTCAACAATTGTTAAATATGTTTTAACAAAATTTCATTGATTATTATTTTGAATTTTTACAATGCACTGATTCACAAATGAAGATTTGCTCCCATAATAATGATAATTAATCAGCATCAATAACAAATTGGAAACAAAAAATATAGAAATAAACAATAGTATAAAACTATTAATCTTGAAGGATGGATCATACATTTTTACAATAAATGTACTGATTAAACTTATAAAAAAACTTATAAATACTGCTTGACGCCAAATTAGTAATGAATTGTCATTAATCTCCGACTGCATAAGATTTAGGATATCTTCATTCGTAGATAAACTATTTAAATGAGGCACTAATTTTTTATCCACATAAAAATCATATAGAAAATTAGGTTTATAAACGTATATATAATGGATTATTTCAGCTATAATCATTACAATAAAAACGAGGACAATCATCGAAAATAAAAATATATCTATCGTAAAGAGCATTTATATTATATTTTATTTTATTTTTTTTTCACACTCAGGACTTCATAGGGAGTAATAATACTATATTTTTCCCAAATATCGGATGGGACATTTTTTTTTAGAATACTTGATTTATGCAATGTTTTCACACTTGCTTCGTACCCATTCTTTTGATACATCATATTATTAGTTTCTTCTTTCAAAAGAACTTTAATTTTTTGTTTCAATTCTTCCATTTGTTTATTATAATCATTGGCTTTGTTCCGACAATATATGTATTTTTGAATAAGTTCTTCCATTTATTGTTTATAAATTATTTATAAATAAATCAATTTTAAAGATTATTAAAATCAATATTATCGTAATCATTATCTTGATCTTCTTCAATCGTCTGAATATTTGAATTTCCATCACCATTGATAATTGTTTTATAATGATTCGGATCGAATATTCCTTGTGTTTGTAATAATTCCGCTTCTTCGGAATTATATTTATAAATAATATCAGCCTTTTTATCTTCAAATTCACGTAATGAAACAAGCACAATATCTCCAGGATTAATCCAAACCCTTCGTTTGAATTTTCCAGGAATATGGCACAATTTTACTGTTGAATCAGAACACAATACAGTACATCTCATATCTCCTAGCATTTTTTCTACTAATCCGTATTCTTGAGTATCATCTTTTAAAATTAAATCTCTACGGTTATTTGTCATCATCGATGATCGTTTTCCGCGTTTGGCACGTTTTCCTCCATTTGTATTTTTCACCATTATTAATTTCCTAATACACAAAAAAAAAATAATCAGTTTTCAATAAATCAAAAAAAACTTAATGATTCTAAAATTTCATTCATTTTTGGATTCAAATTATTATTTGCCCATTTCTTAATTTCAATCAAGGAATTTTTAGTGACAGGTTTTAGAGTAGATAATTTATGATAGGGAGTACATTCCCATTCAATGCATGTCAGTAGATCATTGGCATAGGGATCATTATGAAAAACGGTTTTTAATCTCGAAATAATGAGACCCAATTTTTCACGTAGTTTTTCTATCCTAAGATTTTCCTTCATCGTTAATTCTAATTCCTTTTCTTTTCTTTTTTTTTCTGCATCCAATTGTTTTTTCTGCATATTCTGTTCTAATTCATAAATCCTTATACTTTCTTCTAACGCCGTATAGAATTCTTGATCATTTTCATCGTATGATAAAAATTCTTGTGAGATAGTAGATGAAACTGATGATGATAAAAGATTATCATTAATAACTGGATCACAATCCCTAACATGATCTGAAATTTCTTCCATTCTATTTATTTTTATTTTTTTTTTGATTTTCATCAATTTTCAATTATTTTTTCTTCAATTAATGGCTTCCATTTATGTAATAAATCAACAAAAATCTGATAGTGTTTTTCCATCGTTTCCTTCGTTATACCGCTCATAATAATGTTCCCGCTATGAAATACTAAAAATGTATTATATTTTTTTTTTTGTTTTATTTCCTGTGAAATATTGGTTACCGTATTTAATGGTTCGAAAGATTTTTCCCAAAATAAAACCGAATCTTCAATATTTTTACATACAATGACAGGAACTTCAATTTCCCACCATTTCGTATCCAACAAGAATTTTATGTTTACACCAGTATATCCACATGATGTCTCTAATAAACTATGATAGGAAGTATCTTTATTCATCAATTCATCTAATTTTTGTCGGTTAATAAAAAAACCTATACTAAAATCTATATTTGTCATGACCGTCTGAAAATATACTCTGATAAAATTTCCTTTTGTAATAAGAACGGCATCTTTACAACATACATATAATTTATTTATAAAGTAAGATATAATTTCAATCGCGTTATCTTCCGATTTACAACCTGTTAATTGAAATTTTCCATTTTTTGAAACCTTGAAATTTATTTTCTTTTGCGTATTATGATTTGAAATATAAGCAATAAGATTTACAGCATTTCGAAACGACTTCTTCTTCTTTTTTTTTCCGCGACAATCCCTCTCCTTTCGGTCCCATAATAGATGGTTTGAATCGTAATATTATTCTCATGGATACCAATAGGGAAAAATGTGAAAATTTTTTGAATATCAAGATTAAGATTTGATACAGCAATTATCGTTTTTGTAGATACTTTAATATTATCCATTTTATATTTAACTTATTTATCTTTAAATACCTTTTGGGGTCAATTTTTAATAAAATCAAAGAATAAGATATAGAAATATCTTATTATGATAAAATCAAAATTTATTTTTTATAATTTAATTTGTTTTTCAAAAAGAAAACCAATACATTTTGATTTTGGGAATGGATATATAATATTATCTACATTAAAATATTCTACTTTATAAAAATTTTTTCTATATTCATCAATGGTGATATGCCCACCATAATTTTTCAATAATCTCCAACTAGGTGCTGCCACAAGTGCCTGACTATTTTTACCAAAAACATCATAATAGATTTTGTTAATTAATGATTCACTATTCACATACATTGGATTTGAATTGTTAAATTTAATATAGGCCAAACAACAATTAAAGGAGCAAAATAATCCATCCATCAGATAAAAATCATTTTCAATCAAAGAATACTGAACCAAATGATTGATATCATTTTTAGCATTTTTATCAATTTCTTGAACCTGCAAGGGGGATATATTTTCTCTTAAAATATATTTATCCTTTGTTATTTCTGAATGATACGATTTTGAAAGTCTCGGTGATACATACTCAATGGGACAACCGATCGGTTTATAAGGGAATGAATGTCTACACCAAAAACAGTGAAGATTTGTCGTTTCGGGCAACAATTCTTGGTTTAAATAATGTTTCATAGTAAAAACACAATGATGATCTTTCTTAGATTCATCTAAAAATGAAAAAAAATGAGAATCATCTTTATCAGTAATATCTGAAATCTTCGTTTTCTGTGTTTTACTTTCTTTCTTTACTAAACTAGCAGTATTAAATTTTAAATCAATAATTTCTTTATTTATATTTTTAAGGAGGAATGTAGGTTTTTTCATATTTTATTTTAAAAAATTAAAAATTTTTATAATCAATCATTTTTTTTATTTTTTATTGTAAAATATTAATATATGAATTCCTGTAAATCCATCAATATTTCTAAATATAATCCATCAACGATTAATATCAAAATAAAACCGATAATCGTAAAGGAAACAAAAGTGGAAGACCCATCGAATCGAGAATCAAATCATCATATGTCTATACCACAACAACCTCAATACATACCACCATTACCCCCTATCTATGCACAACCACCCCCACCTTTACTACCACCTATTTCTCCTATTCCTGCTATACCACCCTATAACATATATGGAAATTTCCCTCAATACCCATATGATAATTATCGCTTTTATTATCTGCCTTATAATAATAATTATAACAATTGCGGACCTTTACGCAATTCATGTCTCTCTTTATGTAATCAACCTTGTTATCAACCAGGATATCAATCTTGTTATCCACCTCCTTGCAACCCGGTTTGTAATTCTCCAGTATATAATTCTCCGGTACCAAATTTTTATCAAGAACCTTTAGACTATTGTGTGAATCCATATTATTAATAATAATATAATCAGGATTACAATGCATAATGACAAGAGTAATGAAATTGTTCCTGAATTATTTGTACCATTTGTTTCGGGAAGTATAAAATTTTCTTTCGTGTACAAAAAACCCCATTTTTCATAGGCAAATTTTATTTTTTGGGTCGTAAATTTTTCAGGAAATAATTTAAAAATATAAGATTGTATCAAGGCATCTCCCCATCTACAATAATATATTCCCCCTGAATGATATACAGCATTTAAAAATTTAATTACATTTTGATCTTGATAAACCTTTAAATCAACAATAAAAAAATTATTAAAAATAATTGTTGAATCAAAAATGAACTTATTCTTGGTTTTTAAACAAAATTGTTGAATAAATTCTTTAAAATACAACATATAATTCTCATTCTCAATCTGTTCTAAACGATAAATATAATCAATATTCATTTCAAATATTTTTTCATCCAATTGTTCTAAAATAAAACTGTCATCATCCAACCTCATTAACTTTTTATAACCCCATTTTATAAATATTGGGTAAACATAAAAAGAATAGAATGAACACATATTCCTATACCCTATCGTTCTATACTCTTTAATATTATAAAATGGTGCATCTTTGATTCGATCATAAACTTTTTGAATATCTATATGATCAGGAATATCGAATGTTATCTGATGCATATAAATTTGGCAATCATTTTTTGAATAGGATAAAATTTGTTTACTTTGTGTCAGATTCAAATCTCCTTCATGAAAAATATGAATATCTACATTTTTAGATGAAAAATTTTTCTGAAGATTATTCATACTATCTATAAACATGTCAATTCTATTGATATATTTTTCCCTTGGAAATCCAAATTTTTCTTCAAATTTTTTATTCTGGACCAAATAACAAATAGCATAAGGATTTTTTCTATTCTCTGGTAAAAATTCAGTTTTAATTTTTATAAAAGGAATTGTAGTTTCATAATTAATATCCACTATTTTATTTAATATGATTGGATCATCCATTATTTATTTTAAATAAAATTAAAAATTGTGCACTATGTGTCGTAAAATTATTTCGAATATAAAATTTTTCTTCCATTTTTTCAAAAAATTTATTATAAGGAGGTAGTAAAAAATTTTGTTCTCTGTACGCTCCCGATTCTAAATCCGATATACCTTTTATAATATCAATTTTGTCATCGTTATTTTCAGGAATTTCATAATGTGTCAAACATATATATTTCGAATTGCTTTTTTTAACATTATTCAGAAACATTATCGTACTTTTTTCAGTCATATGTTGAGTCCCTTCTTTTGAAAATACTAAATCATATCTATCCATCTTGTGTAATGTCATGTCCGAATGTATAAAAGTATATTGAGGATAATTTTTACGATTATTGTCAATCTGTTCTTTAACGATATCCATCCCTGTATATTGTATATTTTTATCTTTAATCACAGGATAGATCCATGACATGGTTCCACAGGGAACATCAATCATAGTTTTAATATCGTATTTATTTAATATTATCGATAAAGCATTCCGATCATTAATGGTATAAATATCGAGAGATCCAAATCCATTTGGATGTTCCTTTCCCCATAATTTTTCTTTATATATTTTTGTAAATGCCGATTCACGATAATTATTATATTTTTCTTTTATACTGAAATAATAAAATAATAGTAAAGAAATGGTAATTATAAAAACTAATAAAATTAATATAAAAAAAATCATTTATTTGATAAAAATTTATTTTATTTAATTATAGGAATTCTAAATTTAAGGATGCTACCAAAATTTTTATATGGTATCATTAATATTTTTTTGATATTGTATTATGAAATTTTTTTAATAAATCATAATGATTATATTTTAGAAGCAGATACAAACATCAAATATATATTATACGCTGTGTTATCATTTTTTATGAGCGATTTATTAGCCTATTTTGTCCATTATTTTTTACACCTGAATAAATTTTTATATTTACACATACATTCGATTCATCATAGAGATAAAAATCCCAATATAATATCAACGATTCATATGCATCCGGTTGAAATTTCATTATTTTTCTTTACTTATCGTCTACCTCTTATTCTTGGACTTCCATTTACTCAAACAACGTTTTATGTTTATCAAATTGTACTCATCCTTTGGACTTTTTTAGATCATTCATTTAATCAATCAATATTTCATGACCATTTTTTGCATCATAAGTACTTTTATGGAAATTATGCAACATGTTTACAATTTTGGGATACATTATTTAAAACAAAGATACGGGATCCAAGTCTTTGAATACCGATTTTCTCAGGAACGGTACAAATTAGATTAATGAACATTTTGGATCTTGCATTTTTTGAAATAAAATTCTGTTGTTGGTTCAATCTTTTGAATATGATTTTTACACATGGGACAATTTCGATTGAATGAAAGCCATTTATAAATGCATTTTTTATGAAATAAATGCCCACAATGTGATACAACACTATTCATAAACGGTTGCAAACAAATAGGACAATCATCGGATAATTTTGAATCACCAAGAATAAGATTTTTACGTTTTTCATTCGAAATTTCGGATAAAAAAACACTTCTTAAATAATCATTTTTTGTTTCCCAAATAATATGACTTATTTTTGGAAATAATTCTTTTGGAATACAACCATATCTTAAAATACGGCTCGCTTTATAAAATTTATTCTTCTGACAAGAATATATTAATTTATTTAACTCTTTCGATATTAAATAAAATAATAATCCTTCAAATCGTACCTTTTTAATTTTAGCCCTATTTGCAATCAATAATCTGATTAATCTCACATTTTGATGATATACCGCATATTTTAAACAATCACGTTCACACGGTCTTGCCCCTCTTTTAATTAAAAATTCGGCCATATCTGCATTATTATTTTTACAAGCATAATATAATCCTTTGGAAAATCGAGTATCAGCGACGGCACCGAGATCGCTTAATTCTGTCATTCTGATTTTCCAATCACTTGGGTTAGATTTGGCAATCTTTACTAATTTTTTATTAAATCGTAAACTCATGATTTGTGCTTAAGGATTATATTATTTTCTTTTCAAATTTCAATTTTTAATTTTAAAATGCCGGTTTTTTAAAATCAATATTAATCGCCGTCCTCTTTTAATGCATGTAAAAAATCAAATTCTGTTTGTGAATCTCCAGGATATATGAAGGAAATGTTTCTATACATATTTCACTTATATATCCTTTCATCGATAAAAAGAAATTCTTTCTTTTATATAAAAAGTCTTTTTTTTTTTAAATAAAAGATTAAATAGGATATATGTCTTTATTCAATACAACTCAACAATATTGTGATGCTGCTAAAAGATTTGTAGAATATTCAGATCCTATTTTTAATTATCAATATTCAGATATGCAAAATAACACGGAAATATACTCTTTTGGTTTATTAAAGCAAGCACCTCGACCCCTCATTCAACTTTAGCACAAATTTATAATACAATCATCAATTATTTATTTCCTCCTCCTCCTTCTCCTCAACATCCTGTACCAAAATATAAAACGGGCGTTGGATTAGAATCATTAGATGCTCTTTGTTTATATAATGATGATGGTACAATCTATAACCAAACGAAATATTATCTGGGAGATAATAAGAATGATGCCTGCGAATCAATCAGGACAAATTATCCTGTATTACACAATAAGGTTAATAATATAGCGACTCCGACTTTTAGACCCTTGGAGATTTAAAATGCCGGTTTTATTTTATTCACTTATAGTAAATGAAGCATAAACACGAGGACTATAAAATGTCTGCTGTTCTTTACTACAAGGAAAATGACAGTAGTTTAGCAGATACTTGTAGAATTTTCAAATGTAGTGAAAGAAGTTTGAAACGATGGATTGATAGATATGATGACGAACAAGAAATCAAACGACATAATCGACCTCCCATCGCTTATAAGGTTAAAAAAGAATGGGTTATTTTCGCACGAAAAAAACTCAAAGAAAATCCACAAATAACTATTGAAGAACTTGCCGGTAAATTGAAGCAACAATTTCACGACTTCAATATATCTCGAAAACATCTTGGTGATGTCATTCGAGATATTAATGAAACAAGGAAACGAACTCGTCGAAAACATTTCCCTATGACGAAATATAATAAACCTATCGATTTCCAAACTGAAATGAATAAGTTTTTTGCGGTTGTTGATAAATACCCTTTGAATAAAATTATATCTATTGATGAAACTTCTATTGCTTTCTATATGTCTCCTGAATATAGTAGGTGTTATTTAGGAACAAGATGTGAAATGAAAACTACTGATAATAAAGTTTTTCAAAAACATACCTTAATTAGTGCTATTTCTTCAACCGGACTTATTGGATATATTTTTTACAATGAAGGTGGAATGACTACCGAAAGATTAATCGAGTTTCTTACTAAAATATTAGAAAATAGGAAAAATTATTTGGTTGTTCTTGATAATGCTCCCGCACATCGAAAGAAAATTGTTAAACAAACCATTGAAGAATCCGGTAATAAATTAGTATATGCCGTTCCTTATACTCCACGGACAAATCCCGTCGAGAATTGGTTTAGTCAGTTGAAGCATTATATGAAACTTGATAGGACTTTAACAATTCCAGAAGTAAGAACCAGTATTCGAAATGCTATTAAACGAATAAAACCGGAAAGTTATCTTCATATCTTCCAGTATGCCTATAGAAGAGACGAGTTAAGAAAATATGAAAAGAAGGTTTCTACCCTATACCGAAAACCAAAAACTTACAAATAAGAAATCGGTTGTTGTTTATTTATTCCATTCGAAATAATATATATTACTACGATTAGACAGATAGTAATACATATGTATAACACAATAAGATAAATAAATGATGATGACATTTATTTTTTAAAAATTATTTATGTTTCAATTCTAAATGATTATCAAATGCGGTTTTACTAAATGTTCCATAATCACAGTCTTCACAATAATATTTGAATCCTTCTTTTCTTTCATCTTTGGTGGAATGATGGTTTAGTATATGTAATTTTAAGTTGGTGTTGTTGAATGTCGTATAAACACATTTGTCGCATTTTTTAGGTTCTAATGTTTTTTCTTCAAGACCAGTATGTTTAATTGATACTTGATGTTGTTTCCATAATGATTGATACTTACAACCATATTTACATTTCTCACAATAATATTTTGAGTCCATTACTTTTATTTAATTATAATAGAGTATTTTCTTTAAATCGATTTAAAGAGATGTTATTTATTAGAATAAATGAATCAACCGTATAAGACAATAAAAATCCCATTAAAAACCATTTTACGAAACCACAAAGAAGTTCAACCTATCTTGAATGAAATTATTTTTTCAATGAATGACCTTATTATTCACACTTACAATTTTATCCGTCTCTACCTACTTCATCTTTATCATAACAATAAAGACTTTCCTACTGTCGATGAGACATTCATTTTGTATTGTCTTAAAACTCTTGGTATTCGAGACAGTAGAGGTAAAAAGTCCATAAATCAACAATTACTTGAAGAATTAGATGATTTTTACACTACTGAATATCAACCATTATTACAACATCAAAAGACCCTTCTAAAAAATACAACTTTCATTCTTCCTTACATCGCAACACAAATATTGACAACCTTAACAAACAATATCGAACAACGATTCGTTCAACATCTATTACGATTCATTAATAAAACAACAATAGACATCGACAAAACTACGAAGTTCAAATTCAAACATCAAATACTTCAATTAGATGAAGACACAAACCCCATTTTTGATGAATGGAAATTAATGTATTTGGATAAGATATTTCCAACTGACATTAAAAAATCCGTTTATTACGATGTAAAAGTTCGTCCTTTCAAATACCTTACTGGAATGTTATTTATGAATTCTGTATTAGAAGAGAAAGAACACAAATTATTTCAACCCATACCATTAAGAAACAATATCATTCCAAAATATATTTTGTTTGATTCTGCCTCCATTGTAAATTTATTTTGCCCTGAAGGTAAAAAGAAAGGCGAGTTATTGAATAAATTGAAAGACAACAACTTTGATATTTGGAATTCATTTCTAAATCTACAACACAAAATATTTCGAAACAAACATTATCAATTTAACTATCAAATACAAACTGATGGAATCGGTTGTTCTTTGTCTTTCATCCGTAAGGATTTGAAAGATAAGAAATATGGTCAGAAAATACCTTCCTTCGAAGAAGATAAATACTCGAACATTGAAGATTTATCATTAGACGATTTGAAATTACTCAAAAATAAAAATGTGGTTGGGTTGGATCCAGGAAAGGCAAATTTGGTTTTTATGATGGATGAGAAAGGAAATAAATTAAGATATACAGCACCACAAAGAAGAATTGAAAGTAAATCAAAATGTAATCATTATATAATGTTGAAGGAGAAGAAGAGAAACAACATAATTGAGAAAGAGACAATATTATCTTTGAGTAGTAGTAAGAGCATCAATTATGAAAAATTCAAGGTGTATCTTGTTGAGAAGAACAAATTAAACCAAGAAACGATTGGATTTTACAAACATGAAGTATGGCGAAAGATGAAATTTCGACAATATAGTTATGGAAAAAAAAGTATAGACAACTTCTTAAATCGAATACAAGAAACATTTGGAGATGATATTGTTATAGGATATGGGAATTGGAGTCGTTCCTCACAGATGAAACATTTTATGCCTACAATCAATAAGGGATTACGGAAAGAAATCCATAAACGATATAATACAATCACTATCAATGAATTCAATACAAGTAAAATATGTAGTGGATGTCATAACGAATTAGAAAAATGTAAAGATAATAATGGAACCAAGATATTCCGTCTATTTAAGTGTCTTAAATGTGTGAGTTTTCAAAACAAAAAAATCGCATTTAGGACACGAGATGTGAATTCCGCAATAAACATAAGGGGGATAACTCGAAGTTGGATAGACCGACAAGAGAGACCTTCAGTGTTTAAAGCACAAGTCAAAAACGAGTCTTTCACCTCATCGAAACAAGATTGAGGATAGAAGTTAGACGATAAGTATTGATTTTAGATTTCTTGTTATTTTTTTTGCGGTTAAAACCGGCATTTTAAATCTCCAAGGGTCTAAAACATTTACGGATGATCAAAATATCATTAGATTTAGTACTAATGTTAATCAGAACAGACCGTTCAGAATTAAAAATTTAGATTCGACGATTACTTTTAATGATCGACGAGAATGTAATGTCATTACGATAATAAATAATAATGATCCTGTTCCTATAATCACCCATCAATGTGTTTGTAACCTTCAAGGTGCATGATATTTGATTGTATGCCGGTTCAGAATCATTATCAATTCGAATTTAATTTTTATAAATTTAAACTATTTGTTATAAATAGGATATATGACACGATCTTTATATGATACCGATCAACAATACTGTCAAGTAGCATCAGATTTTGTACAAAATTCAAATGCTATTTTTAATTATCAATATCAAGATATGCAAAATAACGATGAAATTTACTCTTATGGTTTAACAAAACAACCTCAAGAACCTCAAACACCTCAAACACCAATTGCAAAATTTTATAAAAGTGTTTTCAATTATTTATTTCCTCCTACTCCTGCACCAAAATATCAAAATGAAATTGGATTACAATCATTAGATGCTCTTTGTTCTCGTAACGATGATGGTACAATTTTTAACCAAACGAAATATTCTATAAATGAGAATAAGGATGATGCGTGCGAATCAATCAGGACAAATTATCCTGTATTATACAATAAAACTAATAATATAACTACCGCTGCTTTTAAAAAAAATACGGATAATCAAAATATCGATAGGTTTACATCAAAAGTTTTTCAAAACCGTATAAATCTAAAAAAGAAAATTATAAGTAATTTTCGTTTTTCTGATCAACGAGTTTGTAATATTATTACAGATATAGATAATAATAATGATGTTGCAATAGTTTCAGAAACTTGTGCATGTCGTCCGGTCGTTTCAGGTGCATAATCCCACAAAATCTTAAACATATACAATATTTTATAATCATACCTGTTTGTAGCAGATCAAGAACCGGTTACACAAATATTCCCTCCAATATTTACACAAAAAAATTATTGTGATAAAGCGAAACCAAATGCGAAAAGGATTCATAATAATGAAAAATATAAATATTTATCCAATCATATTTCACCTTTGTATGAATATGGCTTAGGAAATAAATTGATTAGATTCATTTTGTTTGTGGGTATATAATTAATATTTATTTTCACGTATAAATCTTGAAGCATACGGAACGTTCCAAATTAATAAATACAGAATTGACATTTACGGAAAATCAAAAATGTACAGTAAGATGGTTAAAAGCTCAAGACTGGTTTCATTTTTTGAAACGGAACGTTTATTTACTCGTTCTGGATTAGTAGACCCCAATCTTTAACCTTCTCTTATAACAATTATCGTTGATTCTTAAGATATGGATTTAGTATTTAAAAAAAGTATAATTGGTTAGTATAATTTTATCAATTATATGAATGTATTTTATGTTTTAGATAATTGTTAATAGGATTTTTTATTTATGATTCCATTCATTGAATATAAATTGTGAAAAAAATATTTTTTTCATGTAAATAAAAAATGTCAGGAATAATATTAAACATAACGACAATCTTTTTGATCATAGGGTTATATATTTTTATGATTGTGATTTATCAAAAAGTGAATAAAGAAAATTATTGGGAAATAAACAAATGTAAAGATACAATACCTGATTGTAAAGAATGTGATACACAAACAACACCTCCTTGTAAAGGTAGAAAATTTCCTTCTAAGAATGATTGTTATAATAGCGGGGAATGTAATAGAAATTATACTCATTTACGATTGGGCGGACCCTATGAGGGTTGTCAACAACAAATATGTAATTCGAGTAAGGATTGTATGTGTAAAAATAAATCTAAAATTCTCGATTGTTGTAAAAAATCGTGTCCACAATCTCCTAAAGAAGCTAAAGATATGTGTATCGAATCTTGTGTACCCATGATAGATCCGTGTCAATAAATTTTTGATGTGATAAGACACCTATTCACATTTTTTAATTTTGTTTGTCTGAATTGAGTAAAATACCACCATGATATCCGTTATGAATAAGATTTATGTCTTCAGGAATCGTAATAAAATCACTCAAAGTTTTATTATAGATGTCTGTAAAGGTTAGGTTGATTCCTTCGTTAAGATCATAACTAAAATAATTCCATGTCCATGAATTATCTTTGCGTAAATCATAATATTGATTTTTATAATAAACACCCGCACTTTTAATTGGAATTCTCATATTTCTGAATGAGAGTGACCAAAATTCGACCGGATGATCAATGATATCATGAACGGAAACAAGAGATCGATCATGTTTTTTGCAGGTTTTTTCAGTACATAATAGATATTGAATAAATTCATTTTGATGAATAGGACAGGGAACAAAATGCCAGCTTAAATTTGTTGGATTGCCATATTTAACGGGCTGATTCTGAGAGTATATATCAAAATCTAAAAAATTTTTAGTACATATCGGATCTTCACAATTATCAAACACCATGACCAAAAATGATTCATCCGGGTTTTTTTTATTATATGTAAATTGGGTTAATTGTGCATCCCATTCATAAAAATTATCGATATGAGTAATATTAATACAGGATCCGCATAGATTATATCCTAATTCTTTTTGATTTTCATTGGATATTCCAACACCAAATGAGATTCTTCCATCCAAAAACATGGGGACAGAATTTGTAGTATTCCTGGAAATCGTATCAAATGATTGCATTTTACAATATCCAATTTGATTTATAAAAGAATTGTAAGATCCGTCAATAGAGAATACCCTCGTTATAAAATTCATTAAAAGGATGATTCTAAACATTTTATTTTTATAATAATAAAATTAAAATGAAATTAACGATTGGTTTTGAAGCAGAAACACAACATTTATCTCTAGTCAAGATAAATCCTAATTCTAAACAGATACAAAGTCATCCTGAATTCTGGACTTATCCTTTAAATGAAAATGTATCTGTATATCCGGATGCCCTATCCGATACGTACTATATTGCAATCCAAAAAATTAAACCGTTTATGCATCTGATAAAAACACAAGAATTTCAACAATTAAAAATCAACCAATATAGATTAAAAAAAGAATACATAGAAGAGCCTTTTTTTGATGGAGAATTTACAGTGACTTACGATTCACTCCAGGACGTCGATGATAATCTTTTCCACTTTATTGTACGGAATCTAAAAAGATCCATCGATGATATCATCACCGTTATTGATAAATTTGATCATTCTGAAGAAATAAACATTACAAAGGGACAAGGAGGATTATTGAGTCGTAGGATTAAATTTCCATATAAATATTTGGCGGTTTCTGAAGAATATCCAGATCTAGTTTTATTTTATGAAGACCAACCTAATAAAATTAGACGAGCACGATTTGTTTTCCAGTGCACGCTCGGTATACCCATTTTAGACACCATGAATGTTATGAATGATTTAATAAAAATTGCACAACGTTACAGAGTGATTCCAAAAACATATGATGTATTAACCAATACCTTAAAAATAGTGACTTCAATTATGCAGAATGCATCCTTTTCAGAGGAACGCGTACCATTTCTAACCAATTATTTATATTTGTTTATTTATACTTATTTGACTCGACAGGAACGAAAAAAAAACGCACCCCTTATCATCCGTCATAGTTTCGGATGGAGTTTAAAAAATTTTTTATCACCCGAAGAAAAAAATATGATAGGATCTCTAATACTAAGTTTCTATAGTGAAATTTATCATTATTATTATTCAACCCATCTTGACCAACGACAAGAGACAGAAGAATATTGGAAAAGTATTCAACATATAATGGATGTGTCGTGTCCTTTAGAATTTAATGGAGATATTGTTTTGATTGAATTCCGTTTATTGAATCCAATTCTATGTAAATTATTAAAAACAGATGACCTGAATTTCGATTTATTGAAAAAATTAAAATTAGAATCAATTAATTGAATTTTGAAATTTATTATTATTTACAATGAACTATCAGTAAAAAATTCGGTAAATTTATATTTAAAATTTATATTTTTTATATAAAATGAAAATTCAAAATTTATTTTTGTTCCCATTTGTATTAATACATGGTAAAAAATTTGCTACAAACGTTATTCATAGTGAATTTAATCATTTTAATGATTCTCTGATCACACCTATTCATTTAGGGACAACTTTTCCACAATTGATTCCAGGAATAAATATTGGGAAAAACGACTTGAATAGTCATGGTTTTGGATATATCTATAGTCGTTTAGGAAATCCAACACGCGGTGAATTAGAAAATAAGATGGCTCTTTTAGAGAATGCAAAATTTTGTTGTGCGTTTTCATCGGGAATGGCAAGTGTTTCCGCAATTATTCATTTATTAAAACCGGGTGAACATGTTATCGCAATGGATAATTTATACGGAGGAACATTGAATTATTTCACGACCATTGCCAATCAATCCAATCAGATTGAATTTTCATTTTTGGATTGTAATCATTTAGATCTTTTAGAAAAATCAATCCAGAATAACACAAGGATGATATGGTTGGAAACACTTTCGAATCCTTTATTAAAAATAGCAGATATACAAGCGATTTCAAAAATCGCTAAAAAATATGGTTGTAAACTCGTCATTGATTCTACTTTTACAACACCATATCTCATCAATCCTTTAAACATGGGTGCAGATATCGTTATGCACAGTGCCACTAAATTTATAGGAGGGCATTCGGATTTATTAATAGGAATCATCGCTTGCAATGATGAAAAGATGATATCTCAATTAAGATATATACAAACTCACATGGGTGCAGTACCATCACCCTTTGAGTGTTATCTAGCATTACGAGGACTAAAAACGTTACATGTAAGGATGGAAACGTCACAAAAAAATGCTTTGCAAATTGCAAAATTTTTAGAGTCCCATCCTAATGTGCAAAAAGTAATTTATCCTGGTTTAAAGTCATTTGATCAATATAAATTAGCAAAACGACAATTCCGTGGACATGGGTCTATGATTTCTTTTTATGTGAAAGAAAATGTACAATCATTTCTACAATCATTAAAAATTTTAAAATTGGCAGTATCTCTTGGAGCCGTAGAATCGTTAATTTGTTGTCCATTATTAATGACACATATAAATATTCCAGATAAATTGAAAAATAGTATGACCCCTAATCTGATTCGAATGTCAGTAGGTATCGAGGACGTTGATGATTTAATTCAAGATCTAAAAGTGGCATTATCATAATTAATTTTTAATAGTAAAACGAAAATCAGGGTGTAAATAAGGATCCATATCACCCGTTTTAGTATTGCATGATTTGCAGCAAATCAAAAAATTATGCTTTCCGTTCGATCCTAATTTTCCGCTCTTGGAAGGTATAATGTGTGCCCTTTCCCAAGTGGGATCATTTTTCAATAAATTTGCTTGGCAAAAATCACAAGTCGTCAACAGTTTATTCCCAAAATAAAGGTTCTTGAATAATCTCCTTGAAGGAGGATCAATTCCAGGATTATCTCGTTTGAATTTCGTATCTTGACAATATCTAATCATGGAATCTGGCGTGTAAAAACCATCCCGATGCACTCTGAACATGCTTAAAATTATTCGTGCCGAAAAGGCACTCATCCTCGATTGGATAAAACGTTTCTTCACTTCATTTTTAATAATCTTTTTCATCTTCTTCAGGAAATGCTTTCGACGAAATCGATGTTTGAGAGTCGAGGAAACAGTTTCATCACCACTACCTACCACATCTTCGGGTCGCATAATTGTGCATTCTTTTAATCCATAACGATCAGGTGTTTCGAGTACCATATCTATGGTGTCTTTTTGTTCTTCTACACCACCCTCAAGTAAGAAAGGCGATGTAAACTCCATTTTATATGATTTATTGGGAACATCGGGCGGTGGGACAAAATAAGATTTTATATCTTTACGGAAAGGAATCCAATTTGCTTTAATATCATCATAAGGACAGTGTAACGTCAAACCCGCAATCTGACAGGAAATTAATTCTTCTTGAATATCAGTCGTTTGTTCGACATCCTGCATAAAATCATTAAGGAGATTCATCTCGATAAAATTATCCTCGATAGGTAATGGAGTATCATAATCAAATTTCATTTCGGTTTTTTCTATTTTTTGTTTGACACTCATATCATCAAAAAGTCCAAACATATCATCCATAATATCGTCCTTTATATCCGAGGGACAGGGATTTCCAAAGATATGATTTTGAACAAAGTTTTTCAACTCTGAAGATTGCACATAAGGACAGGCTTGCGTCCCATAGATAGCGAACTCATTACTCTGAATCATCGATAATCCTCCCACGGTCAGGCAACGATTCTTGAGATTATGCAGAAGCATCGTTTGATCACGCATTGCAAAATATCTATCTCGCGCCTCGCGTTCAAGTCTCATAGTTTCGGACCATTCGTCAATAGTTTTTTCTTGGACTCTTACAAATTCGCTCATGCGTTTATCTTTACGATCTTCAATTTCCATTGTCATTTTGTAAGTTCGTTCAAATTCTTCATCGCGCAACTCCTTCTCTTTTTCCCTCTGGAGACGTTCCTCTTCTTTCTCTTTTTGCCTCTGGAGACGCTCCTCTTCTTTCTCTTTTTGCCTCTGGAGACGCTCCTCTTCTTTCTCTTTTTGCCTCTGGAGACGCTCCTCTTCTTTCTCTTTTTGCCTCTGGTGACTCTC